AAAGGAGCCACATGGCCACCACAACCTTCCTGTCCAACGCGACCGTCGCCATCGGCGCCGTCGACGTCTCGGACCAATGCCAGTCCGTCACCCTCACCGTCGGCTTCGACCCGCTCGAGACGACCGCGATGGGCGACACCGGCCACATCTTCACCAAGGGCCTCCAGACCGTCGACGTCACCCTCACCATGTTCAACAGCTACGGCACCGCCGAGATCGAGGCGACCCTGTGGGACGTCCTGGGCGACGGCAACACGACGCTCACCATTTCGCCCTCCGGCACGACCGAATCGGCCTCGAATCCCGAGTACACGATCACGAACGCAATGCTCAGCGGATTTACTCCGATTTCGTCCAATGTCGGGGAGTTGTCAATGGTGAACGTCTCGTTTGTCGGCGGCACCTTCGCCCGCGACATCACGAACCCGTAACCCAAACCCATCCAAGGAGCCCGACATGATTGGAATGGACCTCAAGGTCACTATGGAGGACGGTACGGAGCACGTCGCACCGATCACCTACGCCGTCGCCTGCGCCTGGGAAGATCATCACCCAGGCAAGGCGGCGGCGTCCATGTTCGACCCCATTCAGTTCAAGCAGATCGTTTACCTCGCATACGAAGCGCTGCGGAAATCCAAGATCACCGTCAAGGTGTGGCCGCAGTTCATCGAGACCGTGGCCGACGTCCAGTTAGTCCCAAAAGAACGCCAGGCAGAGCCCAGTTCCACGTCAACCTGATCGCGCAGCTCGCTATTCGCACCGGCATTAGCCCGGCCGCGTTGCTCGAGACGCCACCGACGATCGTTGACGAGATGGTGCGCCTCCTGGTCGAATCAGATCAGCAAAGGAGCGTGAAGTGAGCATCGAAGTCCGAGGACTCAAAGAAGCGCTCCGCGACCTCCAAAAGCTTGAGCCCGAGCTGCGCAAGGAGATCAACAAAGAGATTCGCAACACGGTCAAGCCGCTGGTCACGAACATCAACAACCGCATCCCCGGCGCCCCACCGCTGTCCGGCATGGCCCACAACGGCCGTACCGGCTGGGCCCGCAAGAAGCCCGTGGCGATCAAGATCGACGCTCGAGCACCCCGCAACCGACCGAATCGGCCGTTCCAGTCGATCGTCAGCGTTGTCCGGGTCGGCACCAAAGACGCCCCAACCGCGATCGTCGACATGGCGGGCAAAGCGGGAGGCGGCAGCTCACGCCGCCCCATCCAATACCGACGCCCCAACTTTGCCCGCGCCCTATCCAGCCGCCTCGGCCAGCCATCCCGATTTATGTGGCGCGACATTGAAAACGACCTTGAGCTCATCCAACGCGAGCTTGAACCCATCGTCGACCGCGTCGAACGCGCCATCGACCGCGACCTGAAAACGAGCTTCTAATGGCAATCAACATCCCGATAGTCACAGACTTCAACTCCAAGGGCCTTCAGGACGCCTCTAACGCCTTCACAAACTTCCGCACCAAGATCGGCGAGGCCGACGGCGCAATGGGCAAAATGAAGGCCGGATTCGGCGCAGCCATGGACACCATGAAGGCCAACGCCGGAGCGTTCGCAACTGCGGCCGGCGCCGCCATCCTCGGCTTCGCCGTCAAAGCCATCAGCGAGTTCCAAGACCTCGCACTTGCGGCCGGCAAGTTCGCCGACTCCACCAACGTCGCTGTTGAGGAAGCCTCCGCGTTTATTGAGGTCGCCGGTGACCTCGGCATTGAATCATCGGTGCTTGAAAAGGCGATCAACAAGATGAACATCGCCATTGGCAAAGGCTCCAAAGAGTTCAACGCCCTGGGCGTCGAGGTCGCCTACAACGACAAAGGCCTGGTCGACACCAACGAAACCTTCCTCCGCACCGTCGACGCCCTCAACCGGCTATCCGACGGCACCGACCGCAGCCGCTACGCCTCGGCCGTATTCGGCAAGAGCTGGATGGAAATGTCGGAGCTCATCAGCATGGGCGCAGGCAACCTTCGCACCGCCCTCGGAAGCGTGTCCGACGCCAAGATCATCAACCCCGAGGAGCTCAAGCGGGCCCGCGATTTACGAGACGCCCAAGACGGCCTCCGCGACGCCTTTGAGGACGTCACGATCACCATCGGCCAAAACCTCGTCCCAGCCCTGTCTCAAATGATCAAAACAGTCACCCCGCTGCTCGAGCTCATGGGACCACTATCGCAAAGCATCTTTGCCGGCGCAGACGCTTCCGCGTCCTACGGCGAACAGGTCGCCAACAACAACATCCAACTCCGCATCACCCGCGGCGCCATGGACCTGTTCAACAAAATCCTCGGCCGCAACAAGGAAGAAACCGACGACGCGGGCGAATCCCTTGAGTTCCTAAACAACCGACTTGTTCGAGCCCAAATGGGCGCCCAACAACTTCGCTACGCCACCCTCCAACTCGGCAACTCGGTCAGCGCACTCGACGAGGACACCAACGGCCTGATCGACACGTTCGACAGCCTGCTCGCCCAATTCGACCGTGACGAACTAGTCACCGGCCTCAAAGACAAATTTGCCGAGTTCCAAAAAACCGTGCTTGAGGCGCTCGGCAAAGCAACGCCAGAAGCGGCCGCTAAGTCCGAAGCAGCCATGCGCGACCTTGTCCGCGAAATGGGCCAGGTCGCCCAGTCAGCCCGCCTCACCAGCCAGGAGCAGGTCAAGATCGTCGCTCTGCTTGAGAAGGGCCAGTACGACGCCGCGTATCAAGAGTTGCTCAAACAGCTCGCTGCGGTGCCCCGTCAAATACCCATTGAGTTCATTGGCTCCGTTTCGGGCATCCCCGTCCCGGCCGGCCAAACCCCGTCCGAAACCATCGGCGGTGGCCGAAATCCGGCACTTCCCATTCAGCCCGGTTTTGGCGGCTCCAAAGGCGGCGCACCAATCGGAGGCATTGCCCGCCCGTTCAACCTCATGCCGACCAGCTCCGCAGGCACCAACGTCACCGTCAACGTCGCCGGGTCCGTCACCAGCGAAAACGACCTGATTGAATCCATCCGTAAGGGCCTCGTCAACGCACAACGCAACGGCTCCGGCCTCGTCTACGCCAACTTCTAATGAGCCTGCCCGCCCAGCCAATCGTCCAAATACGACTAGGGACAGGTCCACAGTTCGCCGACGTATTCGTGCTGGGCTCACTCACGGACGGCATACTCGGCACCAACGTCCTCGGCACTACCGCAACCCAAACGGTTGACATCTCGAGCACCGTCCAACGCATCAGCGTCCGACGCGGCCGTGACCGAATGTTCGAGCAATACAGCCCCGGCCAAGCCATCATCCAATTCCTCGACTTCACCGGCGACTGGAACCCCGACAACGCGGCCAGCCCGTACTACAACCAAATCCTGCCCATGCGACAGGTCAAGGTAACCACTAATTACCTGGGCACCGGCTACGGCATCTTCACCGGCTTCATCAGCTCATGGGACTGGACATGGGCCGACCAAGCCGCCGACTACGCCATCGTCACGATCACCGCGATCGACGCCTTCCGGCTGCTTCAGCTGGCCGAAATCACCAGCGTCGCCGGAACCGCAAACAAAGACCTTCCAGGCACCCGCATCGGCCTAATCCTTGACGAAATCGACTGGCCGACCAGCCTACGAGCGATCGACACCGGCGACACCGAACTACAAAACGACCCAGGCACCGCCCGCCAAACCCTGGCCGCCTGCCAAATCATCGAACAATCTGACCTCGGCGCCTTTTTCGTTGACGGCGACGGCAACATTACCTATTTATCCCGTGTCACCCTCGCTCAAAGAGCATCCGCAACCGCCACCGAGTTTGACGACGACGGCACCAACATCGCCTACCAAGAGCTCGACATCAACCTTGACGAAACCGAACTAGCCAATGACGTCACGTTCACTCGATCAGGCGGCTCCGCGCAACAGGTATCGGACGCAACCTCGATCACCGAATACGGCCGTCGTAGCTACAGCCAAGACGGCCTGATGATGGAAACGAACGCGACTGCGCTCACCCGCGCCACCCAAGTCCTCGCCTACCGCAAAACGCCCCGCCTTCGCGTCGACTCCATCACCCTTGACCTATCCAGCGTGTCCAACCGAATCCCAGCCGGCCTCGGCCTAGACATCGGCGACCCAATCGTCGTCAACCGCACCATGGCTGCCGGCACTACTTTTGACCTTCGTGTGACCGTCAATGGCATCAGCCACGACATCACACCCGACCGCTGGATCACCCGTTTCAGCACCGCCTACCCGCTAAGCACCGCATTCATCCTCGGTTCGTCCGAGTTCGGTATTCTTGGCGTCAACACCCTCTAGGAGCACCATGGCCACCTATCCGCTATCCGAGGCATACACCGACGGCCAAGTCCTCACGGCCGCCAACGTCAACTCGATCACCGAAGGCGTCAACGACATCGCCTTTGGCGTATTCAACGCCCAAACCGGAACCACCTACACCCTGGTTCTCACAGACGTCGCCAAAGTCGTCAGCCTCACAAACGCCTCGGCGATCACGCTGACCATCCCGACCAACGCCACCGTCGCCTTCCCAACCGGCACCCAAATCTTGCTGTATCAGGGCGGCGCCGGCCAGGTCACCGTCGGCGGCGCGGGAGTCACCATCCGCAGCCAAGGCACCAAACTGAAACTGTTCGGCCAATACGCAGTCGCCGGTCTCCTCAAAGTAGGCACCGACGAATGGGTGCTGTTTGGGAACACCGTCGCATGATTCTCGCCACTCGAGCCTGCCAAACCACGTCTAACTTTGTCAGCGTCGAATACCTCGTCGTCGCAGGCGGCGGTGGCGGCGGCGCAGGCCGTCTGGCATCAGGTTCACGCGGCGGTGGAGGAGGAGGAGCTGGCGGCTACCAAACATCGACGCTGTCCGTCCTGCTAGGTACGGCCACAACGTTGACTGTCGGAACCGGCGGTCCAGGTGGCGCCAACAGCGAAAACAACGGAACAAAAGGCAACAACTCCGTGTTCGGCTCGATCACATCCGAAGGCGGCGGTTTTGGTGGCGGTTTTGGCAACGGCGGATCAGGCGGTTCCGGTGGCGGTGGTTCAGCCATCCTCAACACCGGCACCACCGGCGGCACCGGCACATCCGGCCAAGGCAACAATGGCGGCAACGGTGGCATCGCATCTGAAGGCGGCGGCGGTGGTGGAGCAGGAGCCGCAGGAACAAACGGCGGGTCCAACGTCCCCGGACCCGGTGGCGCTGGCAGCGCCTCGTCAATCACAGGAAGCTCCGTGACTCGAGCAGGCGGCGGCGGTGGCGGCTACCCGCTCGGAGGAGCCGCAGCTGGCTCAAACTTAGGTGGAACTGGTGCGTCGAACACGGCAGCAGCAGGCAACGGCAACACAAACACCGGCTCCGGCGGCGGCGGTGGCAGCCAAGACACCACCTTGCGAGGCGGCGGCAACGGCGGCTCCGGCGTCGTCATTCTCAAAATCTCTGACCAGTTCACAGCCACATTCAGCGGCGGCGTCGTATCAAGTGGCGGGTCGCCGTCAGGTGGTTTCCGCATTTACACCATCACCGCCGCAGGCGTATCCGACACCGTGACGTTCAACTGACCATGGCCCACTACGCAATCATCGACCCCAAATCCAACCTGGTGATCGCCGTCCACGTCGGACGCGACGAAACCGACACCGCCGACGGCATCGACGATTGGGAAACGTACTACCAACCAGCCCATCTGATCTGCCGGCGCACCTCCTACAACACTCGAGGCGGCCAACACCTCACCGGCGGCACGCCGTTCCGCAAAAACTTCGCAGGCGTCGGATACACCTACGATTCAACCCTCGACGCATTTATCCCGCCTAAACCAAACGACCAGGCAACACTCAACATGGAGACGTGTTTATGGGAATCCCCGGTCGATGAATCTGCCTACCCGTCAGAGTTTGATGAATAGGCCCTACACAGGATTTGACGGCTACGCTAAAGCCGCCACACCAGGCTTGATTGCGTTGCGCGACATCATCCTGTACCTCAACCCGCAGCTGCGGCATCTCGGCTCGTATGCGAAACGAGACATGAAGGGCAAACCCGGCCTCCCGTCGGTCCACGCCACCGGCCGCGCCTGCGACATCGGCTTCACCGCCAAATCCCACATCGAACCCGTCCTGAAATGGCTCGTCGAGCACGCCGACACCCTCGGCATCGAAATGATCGCCGACTACCACCTGAAACCGTGGGGCCGCGCCTGGCGATGCGACCGCAACCGCTGGAAGGTCTACGACAAAAAGACGATCTACGGAGCTCCCGGCGGCCAATGGATACATTTAGAGATCAGCCCGACGCACACAGACCGCGCCGTCATGGACGCCGCCA